TAGAAATTTGTAAACATTTATCAATCTATTTAAAGAAATCAGTAAGTAAAGATAATTTTAAAAGTATTATAAGTGATCTGAAAAAAGATGAATTAATAAAGATAAATACAATAATAAGAACAAAAGAATATCATCTATTACAAAATAATACATTATCAAATGTAGTAAGTTTTTTAACACCAACACAAATAACTAATTTATCAAAGATAACAAAAAATATAAGAAAAAATATACATCAACAAGTATTACCATCTATTCAAAAAATCCAAATAAAAGATAATACAAGTATACAATTATTATTAAAAATGTTTAGAATTAAAGAATTAGAAATTATAATTGATGATGAAATGATAAATTTAAATAAAATTATACCACATTTATCTAATTTAATTCAATTAAAGACATTAGTAATTATTATTACTTGTACATCAAATCAAACTATTTCTACTTTTTTATCTAATTTAAATATTCCATCCTTAAAAATATTAAATGTGTATATAAATACTGAAAATACATGTATACAATATTTATGTAATTCATTTCAATATTTAGAAAATATTGAACAGTTATCATTAAGGGATACAATCATTAATAATGATATGTATCTTATTTTAGCAAATTCATTTCAATATTTAAATAATCTTAAAATATTAGATTTAAGTTATACTAACTTAAATGATAATGTATCTACTTATTTATTTGAAAAAATGAAAATACTTTCTTCATTAAAACATTTAGATTTAGGAGGACATCAAATGTCGGATTCTGGTTTTTTAGAATTTTCTAAATATACTTTTAAAAATTTAAAATTTTTAGACATGTCTCATGATACATTCGTTAATGATCAACAACAAATATTAGATCATGACGATTTAGGTAAAAATATGTTTATTGACTCTTTACAATATATGAAAAATTTAAAAATATTAAAATTAGGATATATAAATTTAAGTAAAAATAATATTAAAAAATTATCTACATTATTAATTGATTATATATCTAATTTAGAAGAATTATCTATTCAAGGGAATGATCTAAGTCATTCCTATACTTTTCAAACCCTTTGTAATAGTTTGAAATATTTAAAGAATTTAAAAATACTTAATTTAAGTAATTGTTTAATTAAAAATGAATATATCCCTAATATAACTAATATATTAGTTTATTTAATTAATTTAGAAAAATTATTTTTAACATCTAATAATATAAATAATAATATTGAATTATTAGTACAAACATTAGCATCTATTCAAAATTCTAAATTAAAACAATTATTTTTAGATGATAATTATATTACAGATTCTTCAATGTTATCTATTTATCAATATTTATCTAAATTAAAGAATTTAAAAGATTTACGATTAGATGGTAATCGTATCAGATATAAAAAAACTTTTTGTGATTTATTAACAACTATTAATACAGAATGTACTGATTGTAAACTTAATACATTAAGTTTTGAATTTCTATTCATTGATAAATTTAATGATATGAAACATGAAGGATTACAGAATATTTTTAATATTTTATATAATTTATTAAAAAGTCATAAAATTAAACAGTTTTTTTATGGTGAAAGTGAACATATAACTCCATCTATACTAAATAGTATCTATCATTTTGATTAAAAAAAATCAAGAAAAATCTTCATTAGTATATCCATCTGAAAATACAAAATCACTATAATTAAATGAAAAATAATCATCATAATAATGTTCATAATAATCATAATTAGATGATGTTCCAAATATTTCATCTCCATATAAATATTCTAATAAAGAAGTATATTCTAAATCCATCTCATATTCTTTTTCTTTTGTCATAATCTCTTGTAATCGAATTGATTCGTATCGATAATCTCTTTGTCTTGAACGTGCAATCCATTTATTTTTCTTTTTTTTTTCATAAAATCTACTTTTATTCTCTTTTTTTTTATCATCTATTTTTTTCTTACAATTATATTTATCTCTCTTTGATTTCTTTATGGATTTTTTATCATAAGTATATATCTCATATTCATCATAGTTATCATCATCCTCTATCTTTTTTTCAAATGTTTTTAATAATGGAATATCATCATCGACTATCTGTTCCTCTGTTCCAATAGATTTTTTTTCAAAAGGATTTCCTTTGTATTCTCTAATAATTTTATCTCTTACATCTTTATTTTTTAAAACATCCTCTAAAAAATCCATTTTAATATATTTTGATGGATTTTGAAACAATAATACCTCACGTGCTTTATATTTCAACTCATTTTCTATTTTACTCATCTCATTTTCTCCTTTAAATGATATTATATCTGATAAAATGGATTCTGGACAAGTTTTCCAAAACTTGTATATCTTCAAAGGATTCTTCAAAACATCTGCAAAAGTTTTTTCCATTTCTCCTAAAATATACATTTAAAGACAATTAGATGCAATACAATATTATTTACACTATTAAATAATATTATATATTTCTATTTATACTATTTAAAAAAAATAAATTAAAATTATATCAGTTTTTATTATCAAAAGGAAATAATAAAAAATAATATATTTAACATTTTATGGTTTTAGGTGCTTTTGTTATATATACTAATCCTAATTCATATGAGGAAGGTTTTACTGATATTAAAGGTAAATATTCAATAGTAACTAATTTAATATATTTATATTTTGAAAATTTTTTAATTAAACATCCAGTATAATAAATTATATCTTTATTTATTTCATTTCCTTTTAAATGTTCAATTATTCCATGAGGACTTGACATTTTATTTCCTAAATGTAGCCATAATGATGTTTTTGGACTATTTTTTACTAATTCATCATTTTCTTTTGCATTTCTACCAATTTTTATTAAATGATTCTCTTTAATTTCTAAATACATTTTATTTTATATAATATAAAAAAAAAATTTTATTATTCAATTTTATAAAAAATATTTTTTATTATCTATATATAGATAGATAGAGATATGAGTGTTAATTTAAAATCAAACGGTTCATCTTGTTCTTCTGATTGTGAGTGTCTTAGTGGTAATTGTATAAGTAATACATGTATTAAAGTGTCTGGATCTGGATTATGGAACTCAATATGTCCTAAACCTAAATCTAATTGTAATATATCTTTTCCTTATCAATTTAAAAATAAAACACAAGGTTGTATTTATCAAAGCAACATGTTAGTTGCCTATCAAAATGCTTATATTAATCAACCCTATTTTACTTCCACCTCTTTCAATTATGATCCTGTATACGCACAAGTATTATCAGAAGGAGAATCATGTGCTAACAGTGATCTCTTTTGTGGACCTGGTCTTGTTTGTGGTGCAAATAGTGTATGCATTCCTTTTTCTAAAAATAGTTTAGTGTGTCCTCATTATTCTCCTCAAGCCAATATGGGAGGAGCAACATGGAAGTTTATCAATGGTCAATGTCAATATCCAACTCCGACCATTCAAAGTGGAATGAGTGCTAACTATACCTTTAATTGGGGATATGGACAAGGATATAGTTGTGGAGCAGATGATGAATGTGTAAGTGGAATGCAGTGTCTAGGTGGATATTGTACACCACCCCCAAACCAAATGGAATGGTATGTACGACAGAATAATGGTGCAACTTGTACAAATAATAATCAATGCATCAGTGGAGCGTGTGGAGAAGGAAATGTATGTGTTAAGGTGGGAGAAAATGGAATATGTCCAGCCAATATAGAGTCCGATCCAGCGTACAGTTATATGTATAGATCAGATTTAGGATGTATAGTAAAAAGTATCACAGGATATAGTAATTCAAGTGATTTTTCAACCAGTCAATTTAATATGTATCCACAATATAATTATGTATTACCTCAAAATTATGTTGGATGTGAAGGAGACGCTTTATCATGTCCAAATGGACAAATATGTCAATATGATAAGTGTGTAGACTATTCTCCAGGTGATGAATATAATTCATCTTGTCCATCATATAATCCACATCCTATAAATTATGGTATAGCATCATGGAAAGTTTGTGAAAGTAACTATAAAGAAAATTTTGATTTTTGTGATTATCCAACTGCATCTACTAGAAACGGTAATCCTGGTAATTATAGTTTTAATTGGTTGTATGGTAATGGTTGTTATTGTGGTAATCAGAATAATATGTGTCAAAGTGGATATTGTGGCGGTGATGGATGCTGTTGGTCAAGTGAAAAAGCATATCATGATAGTTAATGATAATATTAAAATGATTGTTATGAATGTACTGGTTGTAATTCTACTAAAGTATGTAGTCATTATAATGCAGATGAATGTGAACATAAATTTTGTCAATTACCTAAAAAAATCGATACTAATCCTAATTCAAATGATGAAGGTTTTACTGATATCTCTTTCAGGTGGTTCTCCAGGTAATTATGGATTTTATTAAAAATATAATAACTACTATGGTAATTGTCATTCATATGATGATTGTGTATCAGGATATTGTGATGATGGAGTATGTTATAATGCTAAATGTATAAATAATCCACTTTTTTGTTAAAAAAAAAAATATATATATAGATAGAGAGATGAGTAATAATTTTATTCAACCTAAATTAAATGGTCAATCCTGTACACAAAATTCTGATTGTTTAAGTAAACATCGTAAACAATTATAAAGATGGTAAGACATCACAATAACAACATATACAGGTTGTCCACAAAATATAATGCTATGGAATCAAACAGAAGGATGTATTCAAAAATCAGTAGTATATTATAAAAATTCAAATGTTGATTCTAGTTCTTTTACATCAGCCTCTTTTAATACCGTTCCAGTCTATGAATATGTATTACCCGTAGGAGCCAATTGTGCTAGTTTACCATCTAAAATATCATGTGGATATGGTTCTGTCTGTATAAATGATGTATGTACAGTAAGTACAAGCCAACAACCAAAATATCTAACCACTCCAAACTAGGTCCTGGAACTTACAGAATTTGTGACAGTGGTTGGGAATATCCTACTCCTGTTATATCGGGAGGTAGTTCAGGTAATTATGAATTTTATTGGAGATATCCAGATGGATGTCCATGTAATAAAGATAATAGTCAGTGTAGTAGTGGATATTGTGATGATGATAGTAAGAAATGTGAAAATCCAAGTACTAATGATAGTAGTTGTGGTAAGATGGGTTGTATAGACTACAGATCTATAATAAATACATGATTGTAATGATATAAATTTATTATAAAATTTTTTTATTAATAAAATATGTTATTCAATGAATTTAAACCTATAAGAATTGGAACGGATTGTTCTGGTATTGAAGCTCCTATTATTGCTTTACAAGAAATGAATATCCCATTTATACATGAATTTTCATCTGAAATTGATAAACATTGTATTGCTACTATTAAAGCTAATTTTAATCCAAATATAATATTTGGTGATATAAATCAACGAAAATTAAAAGAGATACCAGATATAGACATGTATGTATGTGGATTTCCATGTCAACCATTTTCTATTGCCGGAAAACGTCAAGGAATAAATGATGTTAGAGGAACTATTTTCTATGAATGTTTAAAAGTAATTCGATATAAAAAACCTATTATTTTTGTATTAGAAAATGTAATGGGTCTATTATCTATAAATCATGGACAGACATTTAAAGAAATAATAAAATTATTAGAGAAAGGAAAAAGATATAATGTATATTGGAAGGTATTAAATACATCCGATTATGGAATACCTCAATCAAGAAAACGTGTATTTATAATAGGAATACAAAAAGAATATCAAAAAAAAGAATATGAATGGCCTCAACCGATAGAATGTCGTTCAATTGAAGAATTTATAGATTGGAATGATAATAATAAAATATCAACATTAACAGATTTAGAAAATGAAATGATTCATAAAGTAAATAAAAATGCATATTTTATAGATTTATGTTTTAAATTTCATAAATATCCAAAAGCACATTATCTATGTCCTACTATTTTAACTCGTAATAAATTATTTAATTTACAAAAATATAGATATGCAAATATTAATGAATATAAAAAATTACAAGGATTTCCTTCTAATTTTAAAATCGTTGTAAGTGAATGTCAATTTAAAAAACAAATAGGAAATTCTATATCTATTAATGTATTATATCATATATATAAAAGTATTTTTGAATGTATTTAAAAATATTGATAAAATTTTTCAACTAATTTTGGATGAAATATAAAATTATTTTTAGAATATTCAATAAATAATAATCCTATATAATGAGTTCCAACTTTCATTATATGTGCTTTTTGAATATTATAAGATTTACATAAATTTTCATATTCCTTTTTAGAATATTGTCTTGTTGGTTCTAAACCTTCTCTCATAAAACGTGCTATATTAGATTGATTTGTAATTATACTCCATTTTTTAAACATTCCATTCTTATCATTTGTTAATCGATCATATTCTTTATCATCTATTAAAGGAATTAAATTATTTTCATATTTTAATTCATCAAATTGATTCATATTCATCCCTTGATCTTCTTCTTTTTTATTGGTTACATATGGTTTAAATTTTTTTTTCAATTGTTTAGGTATTTTTTCTTTGAATATTTTTTGTTTTTCCATAAAATTATCTAATTTTAATAATTCTTGACTATTTTGAATTCTTTTAAATACATCTTCTTGTAATTGAAAACCTTTATATAAAGAATCATAATTTTCTTTTTCAATTAAACAAGTTAATGGTATATTATCTTGATAAATTCCACATAATCTAATACTCTGAATCATATTTTCTATAGTAGTTCTCTTTGATGGACGAT